TGCTCCAGAGTTTACATCATCTGTTTTCTTTTTCTTAAAGGTAAAGAATTTCTTTAATCCACCACTTAATCCCCATGCAAGGAAAAGATAGATTAAGGTTATTAATCCTATTAACTGCAATAACGCTTGTATTAATTCTACCATTTTTCTTTTGTGACTAACTTACCTTTTTTATAATCCATATATTGACTTTGTGTTTCAAACTTAGTAGGATTATGGCCTTCACCTATCCATGTAAATTTAGAATATAAAGTTGATGGATTTATATGATTAAATTCATGCTCACATTCACAATCATGTTTAACACTATATCTACCAATATCTAAATTAGTTCCATAGATGTATTCACCATTATCCATTTTCATATATAATATTTCTGCTATACTTGCCATAATTGTTTATATCCTATCTGCATACTTATGATTAACTTCACTATGATGTTGTTCATCAGATCTGACCTTTTTGATTAAATCAGATAATTTTGCATCAACACTCATATTATAATATTGTATTGCTATTCTTGGTGCTGGTACGTTTTCTACTTCTCCATTTTCTACCATTTGCAAATATTGTGTATAACTATTAACAGCTTCCTCTTCAAAATATGCTATCATTCTGTGTGCAGTTCTATGACTAATAATATAGACAAAGAAATAAAAAATCATAAAAATAAATTGTGCTAAAAGTACTAATGCTCTTTCAAACCAATTTGGTTTTGTTAATTGTATAAAGAACATTAAATGCATTCGTTCATTTTCTGCTTCAGCTAGCATTTCACGAATATCTGGACCATAACCCATTTTCATTTTTCTTAAACTTTTAAAATGCAACCACATACCAGCAACCATACCAGGTACTCCTGCTATAGTTTCCAATACTACTGCTCTATGTCCATATCGTTTTGCAAAAAAAGTATCTGCAATCAAACGAAAAAACTTGGTCATAGACCTTGCAAATAAATCACTCATTTTGTTTTTATATTATCACGTAATCGTGGTGGCATACCACTTTTAATTCTATCTTGAACCTCTTTCCAGCCATCACCTGCTTTACTTAATATTGATTTGCCACCATCGTAATCAATACTTGGTGCAGATAAGTAAACTCTTTTAAGTTGTGGATTGTCTTTTAAAAATTGATCGTATTCAGATATTTTTAAGATGTGCTCTTCAACTTCACCTGTTTCTTTATTTTCGAAATCATAACTTGGCATTATAATAATTCCTCTAATCTTTTCATAGTTGATGGTATATCACAACATAAGTAATCGAAAATATACCATGTTAAAAATTTTCTACTGGTTGAAACATTAAACCAAGATGTGCTATCAACATATTCATTTAGTCTTGTTAATATCCTAAGATCTTTTGTAATCCAATGATAATCAGGATAGCCATACGAAATAATTGGAATATCATGCATCATACATTCTATTCCTGCAGTGCTATTCTCTGTTATAGCTACTTTTGTATATGGTAATATACTATGAATTGATTCATAACCACTAAATACTTGGTGACCTGCTTCTTCCCATCTTTCTATACTTTTATTTATATCTCTTATACGATGCGACGCTTTACGTATTCTTGGATGTAATTTAATAACAAGATTATTACGATCATTTAATTTCTGAATGATTTGACACATCTTATCCCAATGATTTCCAAATCCGAATCCCATAACAGTTTCATCTTCTGGCATTTGACCTATGATTAATATATGATCTTTCTTTACATTTTCTGCGTCAGGCCATTTAAGCATTATGGAGTCATCCCACTTATTGGCTCTTCTTTTGACCATGTCTTCAATTTCATTCCATTCTTCTGGTTTTACTTTTCTCCAATCATAAAAAGGTTCATAAAATGTTATTTCAGAACTATTTGCGTATCCTCTTTTACATATTTGAAAATGTTTACTTGTTGGAGCTGTTGGTTTAAAAATGATAGAATTCTCTGGCATATCAGGTTCTAAATCTCTTGCAGTATGATTATACACATATAGATCAGCTTCTTCTGTTTCTGATTCTGTATATCCCATCATATCTAGAGAATGTCTTATGCAATCTGCAGCATAAGCAAAGTTTCCTTTAAATGTAAATCTATGTTCTAAAAGTTTATAACTAGGCATATGTAAACCACTCCGGTACATTACGTTTTGTCCAATTCATTTTGAATCTGTGTTGTTTTGTTTGATAGAATGCTCGATAAGATTGTACTGCGTCTTCGAAGATACATTCAGGATTACTTTTCATTGCTAATCTAAATGGTGTTAAACCTCCATTAGGTATATTATTAGGATGTGTTGCTAATATTTTACCTAGTTTGGTATATGTTAAATGTTCTTTACCAGTGCGATATTCCTTTTCTTTACATAGCGCAATAAAATGTTCATAGTGCCATTGATAATTAGCACTTGTTTCTCTTGACCATATAGTACAAGGATGATTAAAATGACATGCTTTATAGAGTATATCTTCTCTATGGTCATTAAGTTTCCAGTATTGAACTCTTACTTTACCCGACTTTGATAATCTTCTTTCCATTTTACCATCGAGCATACGGTGAACTGTTGAGAGCATTTGACCTGACTCAACAATCATTTTATTAACGTGAACATCGCATTGCATTTGCGCTGCTTTCACTGGATCATTATCTAATATAAACAAATTCATAATATAATCGAGAGGCCTTTCGGCCTCTCGGCCTGTTCCTCCTAAACTGCTTTTAAATCATTCAACATATGAGACATGTTATCAATCTTTTTACCCATCTTATAAGCTAATACATGCTTCCCTTTTTTAATTAATCTTTTTTGATAATATTGTGCTTCAGAAATATCTTTCTTCAGTTTTTCAATTTGAATAAAACTCATAGGCATTCTCCAAATTTTGTTAATTAATTTTATTATCATAATATAAGGTAGATTATTAATCACCTCCTTTATTTTTTAATCAAATTAGGAAAGGTATCTTGAACTAATTTTTTCGTAATACCTTTATATTTTAGCGACTTATCTTTCGCCGCTATAAGTAATTCTGCTTCGTCTCCATGTAGTGATTCTAATAAGCTTAAAAACATTCCTTCTCTTCTAAGAGCTGGTGTATCATTTGCTACCGGACCTTTAAAGAAATATTTAAATCTTCTATGTCCTCTATGTAAATTAAGATACTCATGACCTGCGGGTGCATCATCTTTACGATAAGTTGGTGCGCCACTTGGTAATACAGATATTACATCATCGTCAAATGCGACTCTGAAAACATCTAGTAATGCAGGTGATCTATTCTTTTGTAAGAACGCAACACGTTCTGGTTTGGTTTTAAGTTTAGAAGCTTCTGATAAAACTTCTGATATTAATTTTTTAGCCATTGTAAAATTCCTCCACGACTTCAATCAAGTTATTACATCTTTTCTTTATTAAATAATTTAATACTCTCATATTTGGCGTTTTTGTTTGCCCGTTAAAATTATTTATAATACTTTGCTCTACATCTTCTGGAATATCAGTTAAATCAATAAGTTTTTTATTTCTTTGATAATTCCTATAGATGTTATCATCCATTACTTCTCTTAAGTTATCAGAGTTTTCGAGCCATTCATCAATACGTTTCTGGCGTAATGGAGTTTGTTGATTTTCAGATACAAATGTATCGTCAGCTGAGAGAACATTAGGTATACCATCACCACTATCTCCTCTCATTATATGATTAAATAAGTATGTTCTTGGATTGTCATCGGTTACAAGTTTCTTTTGTATTGGACTGAATTGTTTTACGTTTTTAAATTTTTGTAATTGTATAAAGTCTTTGTCTGAAGATACAATCATGACTGGTTCATCCATACCAAACTCTTGCGTTTGTAAAGTAAGTGTACCAATAATATCATCAGCTTCTACACCTTCCATGTGAATCACTTTATATGGAAGATAATCTCGTATCTCATCTCTTACTGTATGTAATATTCTAAATATTTCTGTCCAGTCTTGACTTGATTCATCACGATTTTTTCTTCTATGAGCTTTATACTCTGGAAAGAATTCTTTTCTCCATGTATTCATACCATCAGCACATATAACCATTTGGCCATATTCATCACGATATCTTTTGTTGTACATACGTATACTATTCAGTATCATATGTCTTATCATATCTTCATCATTTAATTTTTGTACAATAATATTACTAATAGCAATCTGGCTATAATCAATCAGTATCATCTGGATTCTCCGGTTCAAATTCTGGGCTAAATATTATATCAAACTCATCTTGTAAATCTTGTCTAGCCTTTTCGTTTTGACCATCAATTAATTTAATTTTTGTATAGACTCGATCCATTTCTCTATGTAGAGCATGTGGCATACCATAGTATCTGTTAAACATTGCATTTAACATATTTACAACTACGAACATGTCGCGAGATTCTTGTATTGTTTCATCTCTGAAATTCATATCCATAAACTCTTGAGATGCTTCTCCGCTGTGAATGAATTCTTCGAGTACTTCAAGTAAAAAATGAGCTGTGGATACGCATTCGTCGCTTTGTTTATTTAAAACTTCAGTTTCTTGATCGTATTCTTTCCACATTTCCTTCTTTTTTAGCTCGTCCCGTGAAGGAAATTTAAGTATTTTAGCCATATAGTTATATATTATACCATACTTTTAGTCATTTGTAAACAAGTTTTTTAAACTTTTTGCACCTATTCTACAATTAATTATACCATTATAATATTCATCAGATAGTAATACTTCTCTATCAAATTGTTCTTTTGTTTCCATATAAGCGCATTCGCCTTTTGTTTTACAAAGATGTAGTATTTCTCTATGGTAAAAGTCTTCGCCGTGTTGTTCTAATTCTTCATTTAAATGTTTATTAGAACCGTAATAGTTTCTCCAATCTGATTCAACTTTTAATTTTTTACGTCTTTTGCGAGTCTTTGTTATAGGTAATGTTTTTGATTTCCAAAAGAATTTTTTACCAACGTATTTTCTATTAGTTCCTCTGTGAGTTATAAGATATACAAATCCATACCAGTCATCTGGTGTGAAATCTTCTGGTGGTTCAAAAGGTCTTCCTTTATATATCCAATCATTCATCAAAATCTAATTCGTCAATATCATCATCTGTTGGTTCTCCACAATGTGGGCAGAAGTTAATTTTGACATCTCTTTCGTCTGGTTTTATTACAATACGATTATAACAATATTCGCATTCTAAAATCATGATACTCTTGAGTTAATTTCGTA